GACGACGAAGTGGCCGAAGAGTTGAACCAGCAGGCCAAGGCCTTGAACACCCGCCAGGACTTGGTACTGGCTACTCAAGGCGCCGAGGTGGGTATTCTCTCTGCTGCGCTGCCCGATCCTGAAAAGCCGTTCACCGTATCGCTGCAGGTCGCCATGGCCTCGTTCCGCACGGCCGCCCGCCTCGTGGTCGGCAGCCAGACCGGCGAGCGCGCCAGTGTCGAGGATATCCGCGATTTCAACGAGCGTTGCCAGGGTGACCGGGAAGGCGAAGTGGCCCGCGAGATTCGCGGCATGGTCCGTCACCTCGAGCGCGTGAAAGCGATCAAACCCGCCGGCCGCATTACCGTGATGTGGGACGACCTGGCCGAGCCTACTGCTACTGACCGTGCTGCCCTGGCGCAGACCATGGCTCAGACCAACCAGGCGAACTCAGGCACCGGCGACGTGGTGTACGCAGCGGACGAAATCCGCGTAGCTGCAGGACTGGAGGCCGGTGCACCTGCGCCGGATCTTCCAGAAGGTGAGGGCGAATAATGGGCCAGCCTATTCTGCCAACCAACGAAGCCGACCCCTCTGGTCAAGCGCGGCGCGAAAAGGGGGCGATGAACGAAATGGGCAAGCGCGTGCGCCGGTGCGGCAAGGCGTACCGCGATGCCCTATCGCAAATCCAGTTCCTGGCTGTGAACGTCGAGCGGTACGAGTTCCTGACCAGCGTCGACGCTATTGACCTGCTACTGGCCGACCTGGCGCGGATCGTTGACGCGACGATGAACGAAGGCGGCCGGTGGCTGTTCACCGGTTACGTGCGCCCGGCCTATCAGCAAGGCACGGCCAAGGCGAACGCCAGTATCGCCAACCAGTCGAAACTGTATGCCGATGCCCGGTCGCTTGAGCAGCTGTTGACCTCGCCGCCGTACCTGAAGCGCCTTTCGCTGTTGCGCGGGCGGATCTTCGAGAAGATGGAAGGCATCACGGCGGACGTCCAGCAGACGCTCGCCTCGACGCTGACCCAGGGCCTGGCCGACGGGGTGGGGCCCCTAGAAATCTCCAAGCGGATCACCGAATCGACCGGCATTGTCGAGCGTCGGGCGAACAACATCGCACGCACCGAAACGGGCGAGGCGCTGCGCGAGGGCAGACTGGCCGAGACGGAGGACGCCCGGTCGATCGGTGTGAACGTGGGCGTGATGCACTTGAGCGCCTTGAGCCCGACAAGCCGCCGAGATCACATAGCCCGCCACGGGTGGGTGGGCACCCCCGCCGAAGAGCGCGCGTGGTACGCGGCGCAGCCGGGGCGGAGAAATAATTGCAAGTGTAGTCCTAGCGAGGTGCTGCTGGACGAGAACGGTAAACCGGCGTTTCCGGACGTCGTCGAGCGGACCCGTAAGGCCCGCGAACGATGGGAAGCGGCGCACGAAAAAGCCCAGTAGCTGGACGGCTGACTGGGCTTAGGTACTGAAGTGCTTGGCCGGTGCAGTATAGCCCGATCAGAGCGTTAGCGGCAAGTCGAGCCCGCCTTCGTACATTTCGAGGCGGGCCATAACTTCCTGGCTACCCGGGTCGAGGCTGGCAATCTCCAGCAGGTACACTGTGTTCGGCTCGTCGAGAATACGGTTACTGCCCATCGACTGCGGGATCGAACCGCGCGACTGCTGGCTGCCGGGGCCGATGCCGAAAATATCCGCGCCGCATTTCGTCCCGTTCGCGGTCAGCGTGAATCCGACGAGCAGCTGCGCCTCGGGCTGGGTGCCCAGGTAACGTGGGTTCATGTTGAACCACGGGTCGGGCGTGCCGCCGGTGAAGGTGGGCGCCTTGTAGATCCTGCCAACCACGCCCAGGCCGCTGTAACCGAATATGCGGGACTTGAGGTCCACGGGCTTACTGCCTGTGCGGATGATCGAATAGACGTTTGCCGCCGGCGCGTTACTGGTGATAGTTACCAGGCGCGACGCCTCCCACTGCGTGCCGCGCTTTTTGTTCACCTCGTCGTAGAACTGCACCGGCATCGCCCGGTCACCGGAGAACAAGCCCTCGGGGTGCATGTCCAGGGGCTCGCTCGTGCGCCAGCACGTCGCGCTGTACGCCGAGTATCCCGTAACGCCGGTCAGGTCGATGCGCACCCGTTCGCACGCGCCGTTGAATCGCCATTCGTTCTTGCTGAACTGCGGGACCTCGACCTCGGACCCGGCGAACGTGCGAAACACACGGGGAATGCCGACAGGCGTGCCGGTAAACGAAAAGGCCAGTACCCCGCCCGCGAAGTCAGAAGACATGGTCGCGGTGAGGGCCTGGCCGTTGGGTATTACGAAACGTTGGGACATAGCGGCGCGCTCCTGATGGACGCGCCGAGTGTATCAGGCGAGACGGTAGGCGACGATATCGAAAGGCTGACCTGAGTGACTCCAGTTGTAGGCAACCCCGATCGCCCCGGCGTGCGCCTGGTGCTGAGCGCCTGAGCGCAGACGTACAACCACTAGCGAGCCTAGGGCCACTGGGCAGCCCTTGCCACCGTGTTCGATCCAGCCGTCGGCAAGCACAATTTCCGCCCCGGCGTGCTCGGCGCCCGCGCTTAACGCCTCGGCCTTCAACGAAGCGTACGCCACGCCGTCCAGTGCGCTGTCGTGGTGGTACTTGTCGGGGTTCTGCCACTGGCGCACATCTTTAAGCGTTTGGAGCAAAAGCCACCCCTCTGCTTCGGTCAGGTCGCGCCCGGTGATCGCGTTGAACGCTTGGACAGTACGGCCCATGCTGCGCTCCCCCTCGGGCGAGTCATACTGCTTGCCGCGCTCGGCCTGGGTGTCGATGGCGGCTTGTAGAAATTCAGTTGCTTTCATTGGACTGGGCCTTGTCTGCGATGTCAGTGGCGCGGAACTTGTGAACGGCCAACGTGAATGCGTAGAAGGCCGCTAAAACTGGGTAGCCTGCGTAGATGAACCCAGCCGTAAAGGCCACCAGTACCGCCCACCCTAACACGCGGTTTCCCAGCATCTTGTCAGCTTCTGCCCGGTTCATGCTAATGAACCAGCCAATGAAGAACAGGACGCACATTAGCCAGCCCGTAGCCGCCACAAACGCTCGGGCGTCCGCATTACCGAATACGAGCAAGGCAATTAGGGCCGCATTGGCGGCCTGAATAGTGAGTTTCTTAAGCATTTCGGCGTTTCTCCATTCGACGTTGACGTTTAGCCTCGGCGGCATGCAAGCGCTGCAGGTCGGCCGGGGTGAGTTGTTGCTGCGGGGACGGGCCGCGCAGCCAGTTGAGTAGGCGTTTAATCATGGCGTTTCACTCGCCAGCGCGTGTTGTTCCCGCAGCTACGGTCAGCCTCGATAGATCCTGCGTCTTCCAGCTTTACGAGCAGTCGGCGCACCCTAGCAGTGTCGCCCGTCCGCAGGACTTGTTTTCGCAGAATGTAGGTAGACGTCCAGGTGTCTGGGGCCAGTCGGAGAAACGCCATGATGCGCTCGGCTTCCTGCACGAGGTGGGCGGGAGCGGGCATCACTCACCCTCCTTAACGAACGCCCCGCCGGAAACCATTTTTCCGCGGCGGTCTTTGATCGTCTGCCAGGCCGACTCGCAGCAGTCGTCGAAATCGAGGCCGGCGTCTCGTGCGAAGAGCTCCAGCGTTCCAAGGGCCTCTCGGGCGTTTTCGATGGCACTCCACTCCATTCCGGTGTACCAGTTTACGGCCAAGTCGCCGACGCTGTGAGCTGCGGAGCCCGCCGATTCCTGCAGGTCTGCTGGCTTCACTCGGCCGCAGGGTTCAAAACCGACCTCGCCCCCGCGCATGGCGATTACGTTCACCAGGCAAACCGCCGTATCGCCAATCGCATCGATCAGCGCGTCACGGTCGTTCTTGATCACCGCATCACACAGCTCGCCCACCTCGCTAACCGCCTTGAGGGCCTGCGCCAGCGCGGTGCTGTGCTCGTAGATGCCGCGCTCAGTCGCCCAGCGCTGCACGTTTTGTTGGAACTGTTCGAATCGGGCCATTGCGGGTTACTCCACTCGGGCTATGGTTCGGCCATCCACGTCGATGGCGGTATCGGTTTGAAGGTTCAGGACGCGCAGAACGTCGTCAGCGGTCAGGCGCACCGGCTTTTCCAGCAGCATCTGCGCCGCCGCCAGTTTGGTAGTTGCGTCGTCGAGCTGTTTTTCGAGTTCTGCGATGCGTTCGGCCGAAGGGCTGCGCGCAGTGAGAGGCCCGAAGTCTTTCGGATCAGAAGTGGCGTCGAACGTCTCGTCGTTCAGGAAACGGGCGCCCATCAGTTCTGCCCGTACCAAGGCGTTGTCCATACCCTGCTCGGAGTAGTCGCAGGGCTGGCGATAAACCTGCCCAACCGTCTGAAAGCCCGCGCCCAGCGAGTAGCAGACCCGGTAATTCAGCTTCGCATTCCGGTCCAATTCGTTCAGCACCTTGCAGACCTGGTCGGCGTGCTCGCTCCAGTCAAGCGGGCCGATGGCGGCAGGACGGCGAATTACGGTGCTCAGGTGGCGCCCGGTCGGGCTGCTGGTGACGATAGCGTCGTCGGTGTAGGAGAACATGCTCAGTTACCTCGGCCGATGAATTTCTTGCCCTTGGCGAAAAGGTGCGCGGTCAGCGTTACGAACGCGACCTGGTTGTGCGCCACCTCGGTGTTGAACAGCAGGCATCCCGCCAGGCGCCGACCGTGCTGGTCGACGATGATGGGCTTGCCGCTCTCGGGTTCCAGTGCGACGCCGAGTTCGATCATTTCTTCGCTCATTTTTACTGCCTCAATTGCATGTCGGTGTGGGCGCAGTATGCGACGTGCTGCGCACCTTGTCAAATGCCTAAGCACGGGGCCAGTTTTCTAGGTCCAGTTCCGCCCGGCAGTGCGGGCAGTCGCCGTCCGCGTCTAGCCGGTCTTGCAGGCTCACGGGCCGACTGCAGCACCAGCACGGGTAGGCCGGACCTGTATCTGTCAACACCTTCGACGGCCCGTCACCCGAACCGACGAAATCTACTCGTGTCTGCTCGGGATCGCGCCACTCGGCAGTCGGGCCGGTCAGCGCGATGTGCTCGACGGCGATACGCCGAGCGCACGTCCGGCAGGCCGCCCGGATATGCAGCGTGCGGCCCGACGGTTGGTGCGTTACGTTGAAGAGGGGCACGGGGTTTCTCCCACCGCCCGGCGCTTCACACGAAGCGCCGGGCGGATCAGATAGTTTAGGGTGAACCAGGTGAGAGCCATCAGGCAGCGCCCCGGTTCAGCACCTCGTCAATGACTCGGGCATTATCCGCCCGGTACTTGAAACATGGGCTAGGGCGCCGGCTGCCGCGCGGCAACATCTGCCCGTACCAGGTCCCTAACAGGAAAACAGCAAACACAAGGCCTAAAGCGGCGAGCAACTCACTCATTCCACACCCCCTACCGCCGCAGCGATCGTCGCCTCGAACCGTGCGGCCAGTGCTGCGTTGACTTCGCCTCCGAGCTTGCACAACTGGGCTGCGGCGTAGGTCAGGTCTTGCAGCATGGTCGGCGCGGCGGCGATCAGGCGGGCGTTTGCCTGTGACTCGGCGTCGTCGAAGTCCAGGTCGCGGACGATGATCATGCTACCCTCCCCGTCTTCATCCCACACGACGATTTCTGCGCTGCCCGGACGGTCGCCCCGGCCGAACACCTCGCGCGGCTCAATTTCCCACAGCCCCGGTGTGTGCTTACTCATTTCGGTAACTCCGTTTCGTTAGGTGTGAGCGCAGAATACGGTTAGCTGTACCGACTGTCAACCGCGTTTTCGCATGAATACTCGGGACTTGGGCGGGTTGCGCATGATCTTCTCAACCGCGTAGCGCAGGGCGTCGATTATGTGGTTGTTCGCGTCAACCAGGTCGCGCAGTACCTGGCCGCTGAGCCGGTCCACCTTGTACTTGTACTCGCCCATTTCGTTCCTGGTGTGCTTGCAGTCGGGGTGCACGACGAGGCGGAACGTGCGCAGGAAGTCCAGGCCGTCCTCGACGCTCCCCTTGCCCTTAACGCACGCGACGCACCCTGGCAGGTTCGGCTGGCCCGGGCGGCGTTTCTTGATGTGGCTGATCGACTCGGGTCGCGCGTTGTCGGCAGTGACCTCCAGATGAGCCGCCTCGGGTATCGCCGCAATGACCGTTTTGGCCGTGTCGTCCAGTTCTAGCCCGACCTCGTAGACCTCGGCGTCGATGTACAGCTCGCGTTCGTCCGGGCTGATCCAGCAGCGCACGGCGGCTAGGGGGTCAGTCGAGAACCCCCAGTCCAGGCCGAGGTACGGCCCGTTCCAGCCGGTCGTGTCGCGCGTGCCGTTCTCCCATTTGCCGTAGAACACGCTCGCCTTACTGGCTTTGAGGTACTTGCCCTCCCACACGTTCTGATAGACCTCGGGGTCGAACGTGAGCAATGCCTGCTGGCGCTGTTCCTCGAGCACCTCAGGAAACCATGGGTTGTCGTTGTAGTTCAGCTCGACGATGGCCGACCGTGGCGGCATGTTCGGGCCGCGGAAACGGGTATCGACCGGGCTCCCCTCAGTGCGGGGGTTCCAGATCACCCATATCTCGGACTTGGGCGCGCGGATCGTCGGCTCGAGTGCTACCCACGAATATTCCGGCACGTCCTCAGCTTCTTCGACGATGCACACGTCGATCTGCGCGAGCGATTTGATCGAGCCGATGTTGTGGCGCAGGCCCTTGAACAGGAATTCTGTCGCGTTGATCGTCGAGCGCAGGTAGTCGACGCCCACGTCATACGCTTTTTGCAGCCACGGCTCGCTGTTGATCGCGGCTTTGAGTTCGGCGTGGAACGACTCTTTGATAGAGTCTTGCAGTTCTCGGGTGCACAGGATGCGCAGCGGCTCAACGACGCCCCACACGGCGGCCATCTTGGCGAACGAAACGGACTTGCCCGAGCCGCGACCGCCATATGCGCCGCGGTACCGCAGCGTGCCGCGCGGCGGCGTGAAGACGGGTAGCAGCTTAGGCGGTAGGCGGATCAAGGCCTCAGTCATTCGGGCCCACCAGGCGGATCACTGTCGGCAGCGCCACGTCCTCGCCGGCGCTGTTCGTTTGGGCCACTTTTGCCGGCGCTTCCCAGCCCTGCAGCTTGGCCAGCATCTGCGCGGCCTGCAGCTGTGAGTGCGTCTTGATTTTCGGGCCGTGTTTGCCGACCTCGAGTTCTGAAATCAGGGCCAGCGCCTGCGGGTCCTGCATCGCCGAGTCCTTGATGTTCCACACGGTCTGCGTGGCCAGTACCTCGCCGGTCTCTTCGTCGATCTTGACCGGCACCTTCTCGAAGTCCGCCAGGGCGCTCAGGGGCGTCCGTACGACGCGCGTGAGGAATTCCAGTACCTCGGCACGGGTTGCGACCGCAGACGTCACGGCGGCCTGTGCCATCGCCTCCAGGAACTGCTTTACCTTAGGCTCGCTGAGGATGCCGGAAACGGTCGCATCGATCGATGCCTCGCTCTTTGCTTTCCCGCCCGCCTTTTTGTACGCATCGCGCTGAGTGGTGCCCGGCACCAGCAGGGCCGTGCAAACGCGGCGCTGTAGCGGCGTCAGTTGCTCGAACAGTGCTAGTTGATCGGGGGTCATTGTGCGGTTCCTTTTTGAGATTCGACCCATTCTAACCATTCCTTGAGCGCGGCGCGAAGGTCTCGCGCTTCCTCAGGCGTTTCGACGACAGCCGTGCGGTGGCGACGGGTGGGGTTTCCGAAGTACACGCTGCCCTGGTAGCCGCGGTGCCGGCCGGTGCGCTGGTCACGAATAACGGAAACGCCCGGAAATTTCCCCTCATGCGTCAGCTCAGTCGCGCCCGGGGCGTACAGGTTGTCGATTCGGTTGTCCGTCGGGTCGCCGTTTCGGTACCGCACCTGCCCGGGCAGAAAGCCGTAGTGCAGCGCCCAGCAAACGCGGCCCATCGAGTGCATTTTCCCGCGCAGTGAGAAGACCAGGGGGCCGCCGGCGTATTTGCGCGTGCCTTTGATGCGTTCGCGTCCGCGCATCAGCCGCCCGGTAGCCGGGTCGTATTTTAGCAACGCCTGCAGGATCGGTATGTCTAGCATGCAAAAACTCCTAGATTTTGCGGAATTCTAACACGCGCTGTCTGAAAGGGATAGGTGTGGTTACAAGAAGGGATCTCACCCCTATCTCACCCTCAGCAGTTACGGGGCTTTGGTTGATAGTCTTGCGGTAAGGGAGAGATGCGAGGGGGTTTTTCTACACTTCTGGTAAACCACTTATTGGGGTTATGCACCGTTTACATTATGTATATATCATAACTTATCAATATAGAGGTATATATTCCATACCTATAAGACATACGTCAGCCCGCACCAGCACTGGCCTCCGGCGGGTAGAGATGGAATCGGGCTGTCCCGCCTCATCTCTACCTAGACCGGCATCATCTCTACCCTAGCATACCCCTCACAACGTACCGATCCGCCCGAAAAAGCCGTTTTCGCGTTTTCGCCACCACGGCAAATTCAAAAACAACCCCTAACAGTTCTACCGGTTGTCCCGTCTGCCAGTGCTGCTCAAGCGCCGGGATCGCCTCGGGCCCCACCTCCACCATCGTATAGCGCGGCTCGGGCGACGGTCGCTGCTCCCGCAATGTGTCGGCCAGGCACGGCGCGTGCTGCTGGTTGAAATCGTAAAAGCACAGCTCGGGAATACGGTTCATACGTTTCGCTCCGGGTGGTTCGGCCAGTGTGCGCGACCGGGCGCCCATTCCAAGCCAGGGTAGTCTTTAAATTTGCCTGTCCAGCGCCGGTACGCGCCGCACAGTCGGCAGCGCTGCTCAACGGCAAAGCCGCGGTTGCCGAAGCCTGAGTCTTTCCAGAAATGTGGGTGCGGTATTTTCATGCGTTTCGCTCCAGCCATTCGGTCAGGGCGTCGCGCAGCCGTTCTATCGAGTCCGCTGATTCGAGGTAAACAGACGCTTGCTCACCCGAGGCCGCTTCGATTGTTACCAGGACCGAACTCCCGTCAGCGTCCAGCTGCATCCTGTCGAGCGATTTGTCGCAGCCAATCGTCAGTTCTCTCATTCCTGCAGTTCCTCTTCCAATTGACGCCAGAGCGCCGGGTGTGAACAGTCGCGCAGTACGTCCAGCAGTGCCAGGGCCTCAGCCCGATACACCGGCCAGAACTTCGGGTCGTGCTCGCGGATCGACCGCGTGTTGCTGATCAGGTCAGCACATTTGATGGACTTTGACTGGGCCGACACCCTGCGCAAGCGGTCACACTCAAACGACTTGCGGTACGCCCGGTTGCCGTCCGCCAGCGTCGTACAGTCGGTTAGCTCCAGGACCAAAATCGCGACCGGGCCGAACGCCTGCTGCACGTCCCGAATCGTCAGGCGCGTATCCTCGACCACGTCATGCAGCCACGCGGCGGCCAGCATCGCATCGTCGGTCACCCCGGCCCGTTTGAGCAGTGCGACGACCTCTGCCGGGTGCTCGATGTACGGCTCACCCGTGTACCGCCGCACCTGCCCAGTGGCCCCGTGTGCGGCCTGCGCGAACAGTAGGGCCATGCGTACCAGGCGGCTCATTTAAGCACCTCGCGGAGTTCTCGGGCTGCCTCAAGCTGCTCAGCTGAGTATCGCGAATTGGGCGATACGCTGTTAACTACAGGGATGAGTCCCGAGGATACGCCTCTATCGATAGCGTTCTTCAGATGATGGCGCTCGGTTTCAGGGGATCTCCGCACTGCAAAGTCAACGGCGCGGGTCATTGCTGCGAGCACCCACCGGTGAGGCTGCCAAGCTGTACTTTTTGCGCCCTCTAAATAGGAGTGCTGCCCTATATGGTCGGCAGCCGCTTCCCGTGCGATAGCCTCCAGTACGGGCCACTCGACATTGGCCCAGGACCAGTCGCCAGTTTCCCGGACCCGAAGCCGATCAAGCTCAGCGTCCCGCTCGTTCAGCAGCGCTTGCAGGCCGTCGATTACTGCCCGAGCGTCGTCATATCGGACCCACTGCCCATCCGCTTTCTGGCACGGCTGACCCACGCGCCACCACATCTCAAATCGTTTCATCGCATAAATCTCCGTTCCAGTTTCTCAATCGCCGCCCGCACACGCGCAGGGGCTGTTCGTTTGCATTGCGCCTCATACTCGTTCGGCGCGGTCGGCTCGAGCCAATCGTCCTGAGCAGAACCGGCGGTCGGCCGGTCCCACTCGCGCGCCTGGGCACTGTCCGCGTGATCAGTCGTCAGATTGCCCATTGCGCAGCGCCTCACAAATTGCGGATACGCACTCCGGACAGGCTACCAGGCGGCCGCCATTTCGCCCGTTCATTGCTGCGTGGTCTATGTCGACGAACGAGAATTCGAACGTTTCGATTCGCCTGCCGCACCAAGATAGCCCGGTGTTGTCGAGGTGTGCATCGTTGATGCACTTAACCCATTCAGGCCTGTCAGTCATGGCGCCATCACTCCCGTTTCAGCCACTTGATAAGTAACCGCAAACGCCAGTGTGCTGCGGTCTGCGAAAATGAACACCTTGCGATGCGCCGACGGGGTCGACTTGTACGCGCAGTTCACCACGGCTGCTTCGTACGGGTCGTCGGCCTGGGTGCATTGCTCGGCGATGGTTTGATTGTCGGTCATGGGTGCCCACTCATAAGGTCGTCGGGGTGTACGCCGAACAGGGCGGCAATAGGCTCAGACAAGGCGGACCGAAGTTCGGAAAGTTTTCCTTCAAGGTCGGCCACGCGGGCTTCTAAAGCGGAAGCTTCCGGGTCCCCGGCCATGAGTGCCGCCGCGTCGTAAGTCCTATTTGACACGTACGGCAGGTCGCCATACCCCGACAGGCTGTAGCCGATAAGCTGGGCAAACTGCTCGCGGTCATCCTGGGGGAATTCAAGGCGGGCTAGGTCGTTCAAGTCGATTTTGCCTTTGTCGAGCAAGTACCGAACAATGGCGTTTTCCTTGAAGCGCAGAACCCCCGAGCTATCAGGTACTAGCGGGTGAATAGGATGCTTTGCCATTTCAATAACTCCGTTTCGTTGAATGTGCGCTCATTATGCGGCCCGTTTTATTTCCTGTCAAACGAAAAAGCGCCCGGTTAAGGGCGCCATTGGTCAGCTCTTTTTAACACACCACTTCGTCACCCCGCCCTTACCGACCCCGCCGGCGGTGAAGTGCATCCCGTCGACCTTGCGGCCTTTCATGCGCCGCAGCCAGTACCCGAACTGCGCAGGGTCCTGCCGCCCTTTGAACGTGGTGATCAGCCCATACACCTCCTGCCACTCAGCGGCTACCTCGCCCTCGAACGGATGGGCAGCCAGATCGCGCAGCAGCATGGCCTCATCACCGAACCGCTCGTACCAAACGGTCAGCATGCGGCGCAGCAACATGGTCTCCCCGTCCTCCGCCTGGGCCTCTTTCAGCGTCTGCAGTGGGTCAGCGAATCCGAGCCACAGCACGCAGTTGCGAACTAGGCGGTTCCACTGTTCAAACGAGGCCATGCCTTCGCGGCTCTGCAACGGCATGCCGGCAGCCTGATACGAGACGATCAGGTCGAGCAGATCCGCCCGGTATTCAGCCAGACCGGACCGTATCACCTCGCGCGGGTCGAAGTCGTGCCGCTGGGTCTCGGGGTTCTCCGGGCTATCCAGTACGATCGACAGCACCCGGCGCACCACGTCCCCGCGCAGCTCGACGTTGTTGCCGTTCAGCACCCACAGCGCCCGGTTACTGACCGACACCAGTTTCATGCCGCCCAGACCGCGCGCCCGGTACGACTCACTGGTCATGGCCGAACAGAACGTGGCGTTAGGCTTGAGCACCGACATGACGTTGTCGAACAGCACGCCGCGCGGGCCTTCGAGCAGCATCGATATCAGCGTCTTGCCCTGCTCGGCCGGATCATCCGGCAGTGTCAGCGGCGCCGTGCTGCCGGTGGCAGCGATCATCAGCGCTTCGGACAGCAGCGTTTTGCCGGTGCCGTGCACCTGGGCGTTGACCAGGAACGCTGGCGCGGTGTCCAGGGCGGGCCGTACGACTGCAGTTAGCAGTGCAGCGACGAGTGTGCCGCGTGCCGCGTCATTAGCGAACGGGAACTCACGGAACGGTGCCAGCACGCGCGTTTTGCACGCTTCAAGTTCCGCTCCCGCAAGTGCGCGAGGCTCCCGGTCAACTGCGCGCAGCAGGAACAGTCCGGTGGCCTCGTCCAGGCCCGGCGCGGTGATAATCGAACCGTCGGGCCGCGCGGTAGGCATCGGCACGGCGGCCTTGATCGAGCGTACGCCGGGGTACTCGCCGTGGCCGAGCAGGCGCCGCGCCAGTGTCTCGGGGCACTTAGCTGCCGCGCCCTTGCCGCCCTTGGTGAGCTGCAGAAACGTTTCCAGCAGGTGCGAGAGGCTGTGCACATCATGGTCAAGGATTCGGCCGTCAGCGGTGACCCGCACGAGCAGCCCATCCCGCTCGAACAAGCCGGGCAGGTGCTGGAACATCCCCAGGCACACGCGGAACGCATGGACTAGCGTGCCGTCGTCCACCGGTACCGCTGGCTGGTCAGCCATCACGATCGCCTGCTCGGGCGTTTTCGGCTTGACCGTGTACCAGGTCGTGCGTCCAGCACAGGCCCGGGCCACCGCGTCACGATCAACCGCCCGGCCACCCAGTGCGAGGATTTCCGCCACGCGCTCGCAGTTACTGCCGCAGCGCCAGGCCAGATCGTCCAGCACGTCACCGCCAGCCTGCCAGCGTGCGGCGAACCCACGATGGTCGTCGGCCAGCATGTCGCCCAGCACGTCAGCCGCCGGCGCATCGGCCTTGAAGTTGGCCACCGGCTCAGTCGTCCAGACCACGGCAGCCGGTGCGGGCAGTTCAGCAGGCACACCGGCGGCGGTAAATGCTGCCAGCGGGTCGACCTGGTTCTGTTCGGCGGTGAGGCCGGCGTCGTGCAGCAGACTGCCCAGCGTGCGTGCGTTCGAAGCGTCGCTGTTCCAGGTTTCCCACTTGTCGGCGAACTGGCCGTCGTCGTGGCGCGGGTCTTGTTCGGACCATTCGCGGACCAGTTCGAAACCGACCCCCTCCGCGCCCTCGGTCGTGTCCTCCCAATGCTTCACCGAGGCCATGGCCTGCACCCAGTGGTGATAGTCGGTCGGGTCCAGTCGTGCTAGTGCTTCGGTAATGCGCGTGGTGTCGGCCATGGTGCCGCCAGTCGGCCCGGTGCGCTCGCGCGGCTTGCAGCGGCGGATCAGGTACTCGGGGATCGGAGACGGCGCAGCGTCCGGACCGTTGGCCCACTCGTAGCGCTTGCCGTTCGGGTGCAACGACGGCGGCAGGGCCACGTATCCGTTGTACTTGCCGTCGACGCCCTGGGCCGGCGCGCCGCTGTAGCGTACGTTCGGGTCGTTTGGCGCGACGAGCCAGTCGTGGTACCCACCGCCCGGACTGAGCACGCGCATAGGCGAGCAGATATTCGGGTCGCCAACACCGCCGTTGCGCGGATCGACGTCATAGACGTACAGACCCCCGCAACTGGCCGAGGGCTTGCACGCAATGTTGGCCTCTGGATTCGCCGACCACCAGGCGTCGACCTGCGCCAGGTCGGTAGTCGCCTCGGTCGAGCCGTGCGAGTCAGCGAAGGGTGATTTAGTGCCAGGAACGAGCGGGAAGATAGCGAAGCCCCGCCCGGCGTAGTAACGGGCCCACTGGTGAAGGGGGCTCATTTAGATATCCTCATCGGCGGCGCGGTTACTGCGCAAGTAAGCTAAGCGGCGCGAGCGCGCCAGGTGGCTTTCGATGAAAAGGCAAACCGGCAAAATCACCGGACTGCAAATGAAAATGGCGACTGACAAGCAAAGATCGGACAGTGACTGTGCGGCCTCCAAGTAAGAGGGCACGCCGTTTTTAAACGAGCGCCACGGGCCAAGTAGGATGGCCCTGCAAGCCCGCGCGTACTGAGGTTTGAACTGGCGTTTCGTATCCCACTGCCTCATACCGCACCCCCAACCTGACGTTCGTGCAGCATCATCGCGTAGTTCCCCACGCTCGCGTAATCCTGCTGAGTGGCGGCCCGGGCCAGCAGGTCGTGCAGCTCGTCCACCGGACAGCCCTCCCAGCCCTGTTTGCCTTCGGCACGACCCTTGGCCATCTTGTCGCGCATGGCGCTGGTGAAACGGGTGATCGCCGCGTCGTCGGTGGTCATGCTGCATCCGGTGGCGGCCAGTACAGCCACAACATCGAAGCGCATCAGGTCGCCGAACCGGTGGTGCGGGATAGAGCCCTGCGCGGCCAGGCGCTGAACGTGCCGGACGGACAGCCCCAGCAGCTCGGCAAGTTGTTTAGCGTCAACAAAAGTCACAATGCGTCCTCCGCGTTATTTTGCGACATGGTACAGGCGAAGAAAACCCGGCGCAAGGGCCGGGTCGTGCTGGTGCTCAATTCGACCAGCTAGGTTTGTGCCGTGCGGTAAACTCCCGATGCTGTTCTCGATTCATAACGGCCGTTTTAGCCCGGCATCGGTCACGGGTATAACGGAACCGCTCACGCTTTGGGCGCCGGACGTGGCCGGCAAACCAGTACTCGTAGCTCGGCAGGTACACATGCTCGCGCACCCAGCAGATTAGTCGTTTCATAGGCTGACCCACGTTTCGCACACATTGGCATCGGGGGCTGTCGCTACCGCCAATGACATTTCCCGCACCACTTCGCCCGCCTCTGCCTGGGCGTGCCCATCGGCCCGCAGATCGTGCAGGCGCTTCAACGTGGCCAGGCTGTACGTGAAGTACCCCTGAGTCTCCATCGCCTGCAGGAGCGCCCAGCGCGCTTGCTCAGGGGCCACGCCGTAGCCGAGCAGCAGGTTATAGCAGATGCGACTGACAGCCTTGGCCAGCCCGAACGCCACCCGACACTGGGCCTGCTTCCAACTGTTCAGCGCACCGCCGCTGCCCTGCTTGATATTTCCGGCGGGCCGTGCGCGCCAGTTCACCGGCGTATCGAACGTCGGGGCCTCGTCGACGTAGCGGCGGCTCACCTCGTTAAGCGCCAGCCCGACCATGGTTTTCTGGATCTGCCGCACGACAGGGATCGGCGCGGTCAGGCGGAACGTGACGTCGATGAACCGGGGGTCGGTTTCGTCAGCGTCCGGTACATGAAAAGCCTTAAGAGGGCCGAGCTCTCCATGCCAGATGCTCTCAGGGATTCCCCGGATTACTTTGTTGCATTGTTCCGGGAAGATCGAATAGAGGGTCTCTAGCACTTCGCCCGCAGAGTTAGCCGCAACCAGCCCGCAACCAAGCCAGTTTGCCCAACCCCACACCGAATGGCGGGCCTTGATGCGCAAGAAGCCCTTGCCGTCGCGGTACTTCGAGAACACGAAGCCGGCCAGGTGCGTTTCGGTCGCTCGGGACAGGTCGAGGTCATAGAACGGTGCGTCGATGGTCATCCGCGCATGGGTGTACGGCGTGAAGTGGTTTTCGCGCGCCAGGTACGCCAATAGCCGGCGGTCAGTATCTGGGTCGAAGGTGTCGTGATGCTTGGCCATGCTCACGCGGGCCGAGTTGACGGCGAGCAGGTCGCCATTGCTGCGGTCGATCAGTTCGACTTTCATCAGTAGGTTCTCTTTTGTCCGGGCTCAAGCGGCCAGTGTTTTTCGGTTTTGCAGCCGGTGCATAGTTTCGTGTCGGTGCTGTGCATGGGTATGAGTACATGCCCGGGGCAGCACGTTGAGGGCTTGGCGGTGCCGTCACTCACAGCGTTCTCTCCTTCGTATGGCCGCAGTGGCCGCAATACCAGTAGTGCCCGCCGAACCGCATCGGTTTCATGTGGCAGCGCGGCGGTACGGGCGCCTCACAGCCGAGCAGTTCGCGGGTGTTGTCCAGGAGCTGCCAGGCGCACGCCAGCACGCGGTTGTCGTTCGGCAAGGCTGCCAGTGCTTTCAGTTTCGGGCGGTGCTCATAGGGCGCCCGTGGCCGGATGCGCCGTGCGGTATCACGCAGCGCCTGAGCCGTCCCGTGGAACTTGAGCGCGAGCGCCATGGTCAGCACCACATCAAGCGAATTGAGCGGCGTGCTCGTCGTGTTTCCGTGTTTCATACGTCAGGCTCGTCAGTGATTGCGCCGCACACACGGCATTCGTATTCGCCCGAGGCGATTCGGCGCCAGTCGTGCTGGCAGAGGTAGGTGAGTTTCATTTCTTTTTCGGCTCCCGCCGCGGCATGACTACTGCGACTTCACCGTTGGCACCTTCGAAAAGCATGGAGTCATTCGGGCCGTCAATCGAACCTCGGGTGCACCGGGAGGCCGCCAGTTCGAATTGCTCAGGGATAAAGTCGGCGGTCTTGTCACCCTGAGTTACGCGCAGGCGGCCTTTGCCGATAACCTCTTGCGGCAGCCGCCTCAGTGGCACGGTGTCACGCTTCGGGATGATCCTTGGATAGTCCGGAAACTTGCCCGGGTGGCCCGCTGGCGATGTTTCGCAGTCTTCTTGCAAGTCCCACACTTTGACCATGCTTACGGGATCGTAAAGGCCGCGCGGCAGTTCGCTAGGCGCTTTGTGTAGAACGTGCCCGTCAGTCGCTACAATCTCGGAACCGGTAGCGCAAACAAAGCGCAGGTAGGCGCGAATATCTTTCTTTGCAGCAGCGGAGCCGACCCAGGCTTCGACGGTCTTGCCTTTCGGCGCTTTCGGCATGAAGTAGGCCAGCAGCATCGCCAGTTCTTGGCGGCTTTCCGGGTGCTTTTCACCGAGCGCTGCGACGATAGTTTCGGCCTCGTCTTTTTTGACAGACCCGCGGTACTTGAATGCATCTGCGTAGAGTGAAGTAGTCATTTCACAGCGCCCCCACCTTACGCAGCGCCATTTCAACCTGGCGCGCTTCGTGTCGCGCATCGTCTTCGGCGCGGTGCGGCGTACCTTCGAACGGCAGTTGGTTAGCCTCCGGCACCATCTGCAGAATCGTGCGCACACAGCGCTCTTGCCAGAACATCCAGAATGGCGCAAGCCAGGCGCGCTGCATCGCGTTCTTGAGGATCACGCAGTCGAAGGAAGGGCCTTTGCCCCAGATGGTTGAGTTACGGCCCCAACCGTTATCGAGGGCCCATTTAGTTAATTCAAATACCGCCCGCTGAGTAGTGAGGCTGCCGGTCAGTTCCTCGCGCGCCTCGGGGCACTGCTTTGCCCACCAGTCCAAGGTCGACTGTGTGACGGTCCCGCCGTTCGCTTTCGCTTCGTTGATATCGATCCGCCATACGCGCGACGGGCCGCCGACGATAGCCGCACCGATCGAAGCGACCGCGGCGTTATCGCCAGTGCCGAGGGTTTCAAGGTCGAGTACAAGTTGCATGGGCTGTTTCCTCTGTAAGAATGAGCGCAATATACGCCCTGTTAATTCCACTGTCAAACAAAAGCGGCCACACGGACCGCCTTTAATTACTCGACCAGGGCGCGCAGGTCGGTGAAGTGGTAGCGCACCGTCGAACCAGCCACGCCTATCTCTTTAGCTACACGACCCGAGGTGATCGTCTCGCCCCGTGCGTGCAGATCGCGCACAGTCGCGATGATCTGCTCACGGCGACCGATTGCCGGCGCTGGCGACTCGCCCAGTGCGGACAGGTCGGGGTAATACGTGCGCACCAGCACGTCAGAGCAGTTGCACGCACGAGCCAGCGCCGAGTATGTCAGGTCCTTGAAACCCATAGCACGGGCAGCCTCGTGAATCTGCGCGCGGCGGTCGTCGCCGGACATGCGGGAGCCGGCGAAACCGCGAGCCTTCAACCTGGCCCACACGGCGGACATGCGTACACGCTTCTCGGCCCACTTCTCGGACCGGCCGAAATACGCGCCCAGTGCTGCCAGGGTAACGCTGTCGAACCCCGACCGTTCGGCCAGGGTCTCGGCGGCTTGCAGCATCTGCTCGGTTGATACGTCGGTCGGCGGCACCGGTGCGCCCACGGCGGAGCGCAGTTCCTCGGGCGTGATGAGCCGCACAAGCTGGTGGCGCGTGATGCCAAGTTCTCGGGCCACCGCCGCCTGTGTCGGTCGTTCGCCCACACGCTGGGCGGCGGCTAGCACGTCGTCGCGGGTGATGGTCATAGATAACGTCTCGTTGGTTAGTACATTAGGGCGCATTGTGCGCGCTTCGCAAGGCCGCGTCAATCCGGCGCCCGATCCAGGTCATGCACGGAACTGCCATTGAGTTGCCGAGCATTTTATAGCGCGGGCCATCGGCCATCGGTTTGCCACGGTACGGAACTTGCGTGTAACCGTCCGGGAAGCCCTGCAGCCGCTCGCACTCGGTGGGCGTGAGGCGACGTACAGCGGAACCGTAATGGACCGCAGGAACCGCTGTGCTGCCGTTGTTCTGGGCCTGAAGGGTCGGAGCGAATTCCTCGGTGGCGAAGAACCCTCCAGCAGCCTCGGATTGCCCTGGCTTGAAAGCAGTTGCGACTATCGGCTGTCCGCGTCCGGCGCCCTCCTCGCTCGCATCGAAGCCTTCGGCCTTGAGTGTGTGGGTGACCTCGCCGGGGATGCACACCGCGACTTGCCCGCCGGCGTTCGCATGGCTGTCGCCGTGCCCCATCGCGCGCAGCGTCGGGGAAAGCGAACCGTAGTCCTTGCAGCTGAAAGCGAGTACGTTCTCTCCGCCACTGTTGCGGCCCAGAGCAAACGCAGTGTGCTGCGAGACGCACGGGTCTTGTGTCCCGTGAACTACGAACGTCTCTGCGTCTAGATCATAGCGGCCACCGGGGTGGGCGGTTAGCGCCGTCCCTACGTCGGTGGGATTGCAGTTCTTGCCCCCTCCGAAAGCTTGGGTGGCGGACCGCCGGATGGGCGGTTGTCCGGGGTTGCCGCTACCACCGTCAGAGCTGCGGAGAGTGCCGGCGGTAGCGTTTTGCCCCTGGCCTCGGCTCGGCGGAGAATCCCGGCGCACGCTTTCGCACTCAAAAAGTACTGTGGCGGGATCGAACCCGTTTCGAGCACTTGCGACAACGAACACACGACGGCGTCGTTGGGCCACTCCGAAATATTGGGCATCAAGAACCCGCCACGCGATTGCTC